AAAACAAATCATAATCCAAAGTTTTTATTTAATCAGGATATCAGAGAATTTAACAATCGTACTGATTTACCAAAAGAATTATATCAACTTGACATATTAGATGGATCGCCTCCATGTTCAACTTTTTCAATGGCTGGATCAAGAGAAAAAGCTTGGGGAAAAGAAAAGGTATTTAGAGAAGGTCAAGCAAAGCAAAGTCTGGATGATTTAGTTTTTGTTTATTGCGATACAATAATAAAGCTTCAGCCAAAAGTATTTTTGCTTGAGAATGTTAAAGGCATAATTCAAGGGAATGCAAAAGTGTATTCAAAAAAAATAGTAAAAAAAATGAATGATGCTGGATATACTGTTCAAGTGTTCTGCTTGAATGCTGCATCTATGGGAGTACCTCAGAAAAGAGAACGTGTATTTTTCATTGGACATAAAAAAGAGTTTGCTTTTCCAAAATTAAAATTAGAGTTTAATGAAGCTGCAATTTTATTTGGAGAATACAGAAGCGAAAGAGGTAATGAAAAGAAATTAACAGATCGACAATATCAATTACTTAAATTATATCAGGGAGAAAAAACATTAGCAGAAATTGAAATTAAAAGAACTGGTAAAAATTCAGGATTTACAGATAGCATTGTAAAAGATACAGAAACACCACAAACAATTACAAGCGCAGGTAAAAATTTTAGAGCTTATGATAGACAATGGTTTTCAGATGAAGATTTTAAGTGTACTGGAACCTATCCGCTCGATTACAACTTTAAAAATATAGAGCCAAAGTATTTAATAGGAATGAGCGTTCCTCCTGTAATGACTGCACAGATAGCAAATCAAATTTACCTTCAATGGCTTAAGCCTTTTTTACAAAAATAATTATCAAAAGTCAACACTATGAAAAAGCCTGATACATCTGTAATAGAGAAAGCCATCGTGAAGGCATTTGGGAACCTGTCTACGGCTGCAAGATCATTGCAGGTAGATAGAGTAACCCTATACAAATGGATCGAGCAGGAGGGCTTAGAACAGGCTGTAATCGAAGGCAGGAATACAAGGCTAGATTTTGTAGAAAGTAAGCTAGATCAGAAGATTGATGGCGGGGATACTACTGCCATTATTTTCTTTCTAAAAACTCAGGGCAAATCCAGAGGCTATGTAGAAAGGCAGGAAGTTACCGGGGCAGATGGAAAGAAACTTTTTGAAGTGACCATTATAGATGGCGCAGATTAAATTAAAAACCAACAAAGTATTCAGGCACCTAGAAGAAAGCACAGCTAAAATAGTAGTGCAGCAGGGAGGCACCAGATCAGGGAAAACCTTTAACATCCTGCTTTGGATAATCTTTGCTTACTGCCAAAGAAACGAGGGTAAGATAATCACGATCTGTAGGAAGTCATTCCCGGCTTTAAGGGGTACGGTGATGCGAGACTTTTTTCAAATCCTCAGAGATCATGACATATACTCTGAAGAATACCACAGCAAGAGCAATAACGAATACAAGCTAAACGAAAACACGATCGAGTTTATTTCTTTGGATATGCCTCAAAAAATCAGGGGAAGAAAGCGAGATCTACTTTTTGCAAATGAGGCCAACGAGTTGACTCAAGAAGATTGGACGCAGCTTCTTTTTCGTACAAATGAAAAGGTGATTTTAGATTACAATCCATCTGAAGAGTTCCATTGGATTTACGACCAGGTACTACCTAGGGCTGATGTTGAATTCTTTCAAACCACCTACAAGGATAACCCATTTTTAGGTGATGTCATCAAAGAAGAAATCGAAAGGCTCAAAGGGATAGATGAAAACTATTGGAGGGTCTACGGGCTAGGAGAACGGGGACAGGCTAGGTCATTAGTATATACTTTCTCAACTACCAAAGAAATCCCAAAGGATGCAAAGCTAGTAAGCTACGGCCTTGACTTTGGATACTCAAGTGATCCGACTTCCCTAGTTCGCACCTATATTCTTGAGGATAATATGTATGTCGATGAATTGCTATATCGCACCGGGATGACTAACCAAGACATCGCAAACGAAATGAAGGTTCTGGGACTAGATCGTAGTAATGAAATCTATGCCGATTCAGCCGAGCCTAAAAGTATTGAGGAGATTTACCGGATGGGGTGGAATGTAAAGCCCACGATTAAGGGGTCGATTAACATAGGGATAGACATAATCCGTAGATACAAGCTGATCGCAACGGAAAGCAGTTTTAACCTGATCAAGGAACTCAGGAACTACAAGTACATTGAAGATAAAAACGGGCAGATGACAAACAAGCCTGTAGATAATTTCAACCACGCATTGGATGCCCTGCGCTATTCAGTAGTAAACAAGATTTCAAAGAGCCATCTAGGCAGGTACTCATTCAGATAAAAACATCAAACCAATAAAATATATTTAGAATCATGTGGGACAAATTAACGGTCGGGCAGTTCATAACCTTGTACGATATCGAGGTGAACGCAAATTTAAACATAATCGAAAAGCAGCAGAAAATGTTAGCAGTGATCGAGGGTAAGAATGAGCGGGATTACGATGACTACAAGTACAGGGACTTGATAAAAGAGTACGGTGAAAAGCTATCTTTCTTTGACAACCTGCCCGAAACCAAGCCTGTAGACTTCTTGGAAACCGTAACAAATAGATACAAGTTCTGCTATGAAGTAAACGAAATTACAGCAGGGCAGTACATCGATATTCTAGCCTTCAGCGGTGAGATCATGCAGCTTAACAAGATTGCTGCCTGCTTCTTTCTACCTATGCAGGGCGATAAGTACCAAGGCTATGGGGTGGTGCCTCATGACAGGGTAGCGGATGACTTGCTAGGGGCAAAGTTCTTGGAGGTTTACGGGTGTATGCTTTTTTTTTGTCAACTATTCAACGAATTAATAAGCAGTACCATAACCTCCTCAATCCAGAACAAGGAACTGGCGGAGAAGGCAGCCCGTTTATGGAGCGTTGGGGGTGGGTATTTAGCACTAAACAGGTCGCAGACTTCAACAATATAACGGTAAACGAAACCTACGATCTGAACGTAATCGAGTACCTGAACTGCCTAGCATATTTAAAGGATTATAACAAACACAAGGATAACGAATATAAAAAATGGCAGTTGCAAGCCAAGCTAAAGTAGACGGTTTATTCAACATTGGGGGTACTACACTCAAGGGAAATCAATACATCCTAGATGTTGAGCAAGCCCTTGCCCGTAATGTTCAAGAGGCTATGCTTAAGTTAGGCGGAAACATAGTAAAAAACCTAGAGCAGTTTGCTCCTGATTCTTCAGGGGTTATGAAATCTTCTTTTGATGTCATAGGTGTCATAGAAACTAAAACAGGGTACAGATTAGAAATAAGCGTAGGTGCAGATTATACAGACTATGTCGACAAAGGGGTAAAGGGTGTAAAGAACAAGAGAAAAACTTACCCAAATTCTGAAGGTGTTTTCTATAAATTTAAGAACTACGGAATGCCTATAGAGGCCTTGAGAAGTTTAGCAGGATGGGTAAAAAGAAAGAACATAGAACTAGAAGCAACTGCCTTAATTAACAATCAAGAAGTACCAGATGAAATTGATGCAACCACAAGAACGATTGCATACTTCATAAAGAAAAACGGAATCGAGGGAAGGCAGTTTATCAAGAGATCAATAGACAAAGCAACTCCTGATTTTAACTTTGATCTAAAAGCAATAGGAAGAGATACACTTATTTTAAGAATAGCAAAATGATAACCCTAGTTCAACCTACCAATAGTATCCTGCCTGCATTCAATCGGATTAACTATACGATCAGCAGCACAAACGCAAACCTATCAGGCTTCAAATATGTGGTGAAGGTTTTCAATATTGCAAACGAGTTAATCACTCAGGCATTCTATGACTCCCCGGCTAACCCTGCGGATTCGGTCGAGTTTGATGTGAGCAAATTTGTATCGGTTAACTTTACTTATTCAAGTGGGTTTTATCAGGTAGCAACTTCAGCAAGCAATACCAACATAATCAAAGGCTTCTATCTTAAGTGCTACGAATACTATGAGGTTGCGGGGGTGTTTGAGATCGTATCAGCTTCCGAGGTGGTAAGTACTACCAAGTATGCCTTAGCTGCTTCTTTGCCTTTGCTAGAAGAAAGCGGATTCGCTACCGATCTAAGCAAATACAATGGGGTAAGCAATACCAATTACCTACCACTAAGCGAATGGACTACGATCAAGGCTAGGGAAACCGATGCGACTATCTTTGGCTTTCTAAATACAGGCCTTTTGACTAATAACGAACTGCTAGTCACCTATGCAAACGCTACTACATCGACATACTACATTACTCCTGCTGCGGTTGCTACTCCGAGCGTGACCTACATTCAGATCACTCCCTTGACCTATGGGGGAAGCATCGACAATATTCAGGTTTTTGCAAATTGGAATAACGGATCAGCAAGGCGGGCAAAGTTTGCTACTATCTACATTCAAAGCTGTGGAAAATTTGATCCGATGCGATTGGCTTACCTAAACAAGTATGGTGCTTTTGACTTCTTTAATTTTGACTTAGTAAGTAAGACTACCTTTGATGTAGAAAAGAAAGGATATGAGCGGAACTATACAGGCAACATCTATGAGTCGGACGGGATCAGGGTAAAAAATATTAACCCGATTTACTACACAAAAGAAACCCAAAAGTGGAAGATCATAAGCGACTATTTAACGGATGCACAAGCCGAGATCCTGCGGGAGTTGTACTCATCCCCTTTGGTTTACATGAATCTGGTAAACGATAATTACATCAGCACTTCATGGATACCTGCGAAGCCTACAGCGACCTCCTACGAGGTTAAAAAGACTGCGGTAGATAAAGTATTCAACATAGAATTAGACCTTGAATTTCAGCTTATAAACAATCGACAGGTAATATGAGCGCAAGACTATTTGTAGAAGGCTATGAAGCCGACACCCTTGGGGATATCGATGTTGAGTTCACCTTTTCGGTTGCTGATATTAGCGACATTGAGCGGAGAAATACTAGCTTTTCAAAAACTTTGACTTTGCCATCAACTGCAAGGAATCAGCAGCTATTTGGAAACATCTTTGACATCTCTGTTTCAAATGATATAATCGCAGGGGCGAACATCGGGCAAAACTTTAACCCTGCAAATCAGGCGAAAGCCCAAATCTTCTTGGACAACGTGAAGATCTTTGACGGTGTTTTAAGGATGTCTAAGATCAGTAACAAGAGCGGTGATATAGTTTACGAGGTGAATATGTTTGGCAGGCTCAGGGACATCTTAGATGCCTTGGGTGACCTTACCATAGCAGACCTTGACTTTGATAACTATGACCACACCTACAATCAGGCAAATATAGAAGCAAGTTGGGCACGGACACAGTGGGTATCGGGTGCGCAGAACTATGTCTACCCTTTGGTCGATTACGGATACAGCGCAAACAACATAAACTACCCTTTAAAGAACTTCAAGCCTGCGGTATTTGTAACTGAGATTCTAGAGCGGATATTTGAGGAAGCAGAATTTGAGATTCAGGAGCCAAAATTTTTTGAATCTTTCTTTTTCAAAAAGTTGATTTTGTTGACTGCCGAAAAGAGCATCACTAGGGAAGTTCTGAATTTGCTGCACCAGACTACAGCACTGCTTACTCAAAATGTCGCAGCAGTGCCTTCCTTTTCACAGCTACTAGTTTTTAACAGCGTATCCGCACCTAGCTTTACGATTAACGGGGCAGCTAATAGGTTTACCTACAATAAAACTCAGGCTTTAAATACGGGGATAAACTTAAATTTAAGCCTCAGCCTAACTTCTTTAGCAACTTTTACCAAG